GCTTGCCAACGGCAAGGTACTAGAGGACAACGGTATCGCCATAAAATGAACGCCGTCGCACTCAGAGCAGAGAAGGCCGTAGCAGACTACCTGGCAGCCACCGACTGGTCGGGCTCCGGTTCAGGCATACCCACCTGCCTGACGTCCTACAGCCGCGGCCTCTATGACGACCCAGACGAGCAGGACGTCATGCCCAACTTCCCGAGGTTGGTTGTCTCGACCAACTCCGCGCGGCCTGTTCAACGTGTCGACCTCACAAACGAGGTTGAGGTTTCCGTCGAACTTCAGCTATCTGCCGACGACACCGACGAGGCTGCTGTGCTGACCACCGTGCAGGTGCTCGACAATCGGATCCTGCCGCTCTTTGACGACTCCGGGGCCTCCGCCCTTAATGCTCCATCAAACGACGCCAGCGGCCCGTTTACGGCGCAATTCGCAGCCCCTCTAGACTTTGGGGCGGCTTCAATCTCTAATCGGTCCAGGACGTTCACCAGGACCTTCACTCTTTACTGTTCGGCAACCCTCTAACCCAAACCACACATGGCTAACACTCAAGGCAGCAAATACATTTTCGGTTCACCGGCCACCCTGGCGCTATACGACGCCGCGGGCGCCCTTGTCGTCACCGGGTACGTCTCGCCCGATATGGAGTCATACGACATCACGCACGAGGCCGACACCGAAGAGGTTCGGAACAGCTCCGGCGAAGTTGTCGGCCACATTGGCTACAACAACCGGCTGACGCTGACCGTGAACTTCATCCCGGCCAATACGACCAGCGTGGCCAACGCGCTGTTGTCTGCCGCATTGCCTGATGTGAATGGCACTTGCGTCATCTCTGGCGCCCCGGTGATTGAGGTCGGTGGATACGTCGACGCCATCAATGCCGCCACCGGCAACCGTTGGATCTACGCCGGCGGCGGTTCCATTAAGACCACGGCCACCGGCAAGGCCACCGGCACGATCACCTTGAAGCGGTACACCAACATCACCGCCACCGGCGCCGCTACCGCCCTGTGAGCCAACTGGCCGACATCCTGAACGCCACGTCGAGCCCATGTCCTGTGGTCATGGGGCTCCGGCTTTTACCTTATTCGGTGGGGCATTCGATAGTGCTTCACCGCATCGGATCACCCATGGCTATCGGCGGCCCTATCAGCCGCGCTGATCTCATGGCCGCGGTACTTATCTGTTCCCAGCCCATCCGGGAGTCGATGGAGACGCTTCAATCGCCTTTCCGGAACCTGGCTTTGAAGCTGTGGACATGGAAGGTGAAGAACCTGTCGTTCGAGGCCGAGCTGGATAAATGGAACGAATGGATGTCCGGCCAGTCGACAGCTCCGGAAATCCTGATGAAGCAAGGCAACTCCAGGCAGCTTTCGATGCCGTGGCCTGAGCGGATGCTGGCCTGCTGCCTTGAGATCGGGCTGGAGGAGGACACCGTGCTGGCCATGCCTATCGGGGACGCCGAGCGCCTTGTCCTGGCGCGAGCTGAAAGCCATGGCGACATCGAGCTGTGGAGCCCGAAGGATGAAGCCTTGTGGCGCTGGGTGAAGCAGCAGGAAGCTAAGAAAAACTGACACCATGGCCATATTCTCTCTACTCGCCAAACTCGGCCTCGATGGCACTAACTTCGAGTCAGGACTAAAGAAGTCCCAGTCGATGGCTAAGGGCGTCGGCAAAGAGATCACAGGCACTCTTGCTGCCATGTTTGCGGTCGACAAAATAGCCCAGTTCGGCCTGTCGATTGTGGATGCCGCTGGACAGATTGCAGACCTTTCAGCGCGCCTCGGTGTTTCAGCCGAGTTCCTGCAAGAAATGCAGTTCGCTGCAAAGTTAAGCGGCGCCAGCATTGAGGACGTGGCCGGAGCTGTTGAAAAGCTGTCCATTGCCAGGATGAAGGCTTTGAGCGGTGACAAACGGTCTGTTGAATTGTTGCAACAGATGGGCTTTTCAATTCAGCAGGTAAAAGAGGCTGGCGGTGGCGAAGGGCTTTTCATGGAAATTGGAAAGCTGTTTGAATCTGGAATTGATCCGCAAAAACTGGTCGGACCATTCAAGGAGCTGGCAGGAAAAGGCGCTGGCGCATTAATCCCAGCCATGGTCAGTGGCTTGACCGATGCAGCACAACAGGCCCGAGAACTTGGCATCGTGATCGACACCGATGTGGTCGACGCGCTCGACGACGTTGCCGACAGAATAGACACGCTGAAATCCGTCTTCATGTCGTTCGGGGCTTCTGTAATTGCCTACGTTGTGAAGCCGTTCATGAAATATCTGGAGGCTACTGTTGCCGGTATTCACGGCTTTTTCATGGCCACAAATACTCCTGAAGGCGGCAGGGACATGAAGAGCGAGGAGCTGATGAATCACATGGGGAGACAGTTTACCCAGTCATTCATCTCTTCACTTGAGGAACAGGATGCAGCCATAGTGAAGAGGCGCGAAGACAGGGCTAAACGGCTTTCCATGAAGGGCAAAGCTGAAGAAAGCACATCATCGCTTTCAGAAAAAGGCCTCATGATTCAACCTACTGACGCATTGGCTCGAACTGGTGGGTTTACTTCGTTCCAATCGAACTTGGACAAATACTTCGGAAACGTGAAGAGTCAGGCACAGGACATCCGGGACATCTCCAAGAACACCAAGAAGACGGCCGACGCCGTTTCTGAATAACATGGCAACGATCCACCAAGCTCCAGAGCTGTCGGCCTTCCCGGGCTACATCGAGGTCAGCCGACGATTCGATCAAACCGGATCCGGCACTGGCCCGGTGTGGACCATTGAGTACCGCGGCACCAAGGATGCCATTCGAACCGCCACATTCGGCTGGTCGAGCATCGGCGCCAAATACAGCACCATTGAGGAAGGCCCTTACGCCTCGGCCACCGTCATATTTTCAGGCCCGACAGCCGACCCAGGCGATCCGATAGACGCCGCAATCGTACCGGTGGCTGGCCAGGAGACCCCGGAGATCCGATACGAGTTCCGGACTGATTATGTCGACGTTTCTGTGTTCGCTCTACCTGCCGTTGTGGCTGAAGCCGAGAAGACTGGAAACCCGGCAGGTTACAAGCTAGCCATCGAGGACGCTGTAAAGGCTGGCGTTTATCTCACCAGCATCAGAGAAAACGGTGAGTTCATCACCTATTGGGACGATAAACCAGTAGCCAAACGAGTTTGGGAAAAACTCACCCGCGGTGAGGACTCCTTCCCGGTTGGGCGTGTGAGCCTAAGCCGGGTGGCCATGTTCTCGGGCAGCCTAGGGCTTCCCCAGGTGCCTCAGAGCATCCCGCCAGTTTACACACCGGCCAGCTTCATTGTTTCATGGAACCTTCCCTTTTCGGTCTACTCGATGCTGCCTTCCGTTCCTATTGATCCAAGAACCGGAAGGCCTGCAGCGCCCGCCGGCACGGTATGGGGCTGGAAGCAGACCAACTATTCGTCGAGCTTGATCGTCAAGACCAACATGGTTGAGCAGAACATCTCCTGGACGTTCGCGCCGTACGACACCGACATTTACCCGATCATCTAACAACAACCCCCAACACCCCCACAATCTATGGCAGACGAAATCCAAATGACGGCCCGGCTGTACGCAGCCAAAGGCGGCGCCTACCTTCCCAGCGTCACCTACACCAAGAGCGTTACCATGTCCGGCACCGACATGGGCAGCCAAACCCAGATCATCGGCACCACCGTCGAGGCCTTGGATGTGCCCGTCGATGTCACAGCCCCCTACAAGCTGTTGGTAAGCAACCTCGACAGCACCAACTTCGTTGACCTCGGATTCGTCAGCGGCACCTACACGATGCGAATCCCGGCCGGTGAGACCATGCTGATCCCTTACGTTGCATCAGGCCAAACGCTCTACTTCCGAGCCGACACCGCCGCGGTGACCGTGCAGGCGACCTTCTGCGAAATCTAACGAACCACCCGCCATGGCAAACGAGATCCAAATGTCGGCCAGGCTATTCGCCGCCAAGGGCGGGGCCACCATCGACGGTACAACCTACACGGTGACGGCCAACATGACCGGCACCGATATGGGCCAGCAGACGCAGGACGTCGGCACAGGCTCCGAGGCCCTCGACCTGACGGCAGACCTCTCGACGCCCTACCGCGTGCTAATCCGCAACCTGGACACCATCAACAGCGTGCTGGTGGGTGGGTACGACTCGGTGATCTCGCCGAATATCGTCTGGCCCATCCGAATCGCCCCCGGCGAGTTCTGCCTGATTCCGCGCATCGACTCAGGCTGGACTACACTGGTCAAATCCAGCGCCGGCACGGTCAAAATCATGGTGCAGTTCTGCGAGCTGTAAGCTATGCCTTTACAACTGCCAGCCAAACTCTCCGAGCGCGGTCTAAAGGCAGACCATGCTCGGGCCATTAACCAACTGATCGAGGCCGTGCGACGGGTGCAGATCGTCGCCGGCCCCGGTCAGCGTGTGGAGCAGAACGCCAACGGCACGGTGCTGAAGACACAGCCGGCCGTCACCCAGACAGCCGAGGAGTCTTGGTTCTATTGACCCATGCCATTCGCCACCAGCCGGACCGACCGGATGTTCACGGCCCGGAACCTGAACAGCCTTTATGGCCGAGCCGACCAGAAATGTGCTCGGGTGCTCGATGGTAAGTCCCCTCTGTTCGCCAACTCCGCGGCAGGCGTCTGGCAGGGCCAGTACCCGTATGGGGTATGGTACGTCTTCCGGAACGATCCGGCCTCTTGTAGGCGCCTCAGAGACCCGGGAACAGGTATTCCCGGCATCGGCTCAGTCTACCGGGACAACCACGACCAGACGCAGGTAGCCATCGAGCTATCGAAGCTGGAGAACCAGTACCTCGACACCCAAGGCGGTCAGGTCTACGTCGACCATCCGATCATTGGGGTCGACCCGTTCACCTGTGACATAGGCACCATCCACTTCAGCTTCGAGCTGTTGACCCGGGAGGTGAATGGCGTTCGGTACGACATCCATCTCGGCTGGGATCCGGACGACGGCAACGGCACGTCCTATGTCCGCGGCAGTCTAGGTGCAGCAATCGACCCCACACTGCCTCCAGGGCGAATCCACAAGCACCGGCTGTCCGTGGCCGAGATCGCCATCGAGGGACCAAACGAGTTCAGGATCCTCAAAACGTATCAGCGGTACGACTGCTGGCGTGTCCACAACTGCAACGACAAGCCGGTGACGGTGTTTCTCCAACTGCCCGACGGCAGTTCGGACAGGCAATTTGTGGCTCCAGGTGAATGCCGGAGCTTCCGGCGCCGGCCTGATGGCACATGGGGATACCGGTTCCCGGGCGGATCTTTCAGCCGTTACTTTTTCCCGTACTTCACCGGCGACATCCCGTTCCTTGCTGAAGGCCCGCCATCCTGGTCGGACACGTCGACCCAATCCGAGTTCCTAAGTCTGGAACGATCCGCTCAGGCCAACAACGTCGCCAATCCGTTCATAATCAACGAATGGCGCCGGGTGATGCAGGCGGTTTACGACCCGTCGCTGCCATACGACATCCGGCAGGTTTACTCCGGTGTCTATGCCGACCCGGCCAATGGAAACACCACGATAGGCAACGCCGTGTTCACCTGGGGCCGTGCCCGGGTGGTCTACTACAACGCAGCCGGCGATGCTTTCGACGATCAAATCAGGATCTTTAGCGGAACCATCGCTTTCGCCGAGCAGATCAAGGACTTGGGTGTGGATGTGACGATCAATCCGACCGACATCACAATGGTCAGCCGCCGCGGCACCATTCGCATCTACCCTATCGACGCCAACATCTTCACCACCGTTTTCGACCCGTTCTGGGAGATCACCACGGCAGGAACCACGATCTCAACAATTTACCCGGCGCAATACACCACCGAGACACCGGGGAGCGGTTCCGGATCGGCCACATGGTCGGCAGGCAATGAGCCCATTATCTTCGAGTCAATGCGTGACCTCCGGCGCCGGGTGGCCGTCGAGCTAGGATTCCTCAACACATTCGACGAGGTGGTCGATATCGAGGAAGAAAAGGTCAGCATTGTAACCATGACGCCGGCCGGGCTGTCTGTGCGCGGTTCAACGTCTGGAGGCATCGACGGCAACCTCCTGGTCAACTTCGAGACCACAGCAGAGAACAGCACCCTCTGGATTGAAAGCAGACCCACCGGCTTTGGCGTAGGACCGTGGGCCAACTTCAGGTTCACTGCAGGGCAGAAATCCTTCCTACTCGCTGTCCCAGGGGCATACCCGGCCTTGCAATGGGGAAACGTGCTACCGGCTCGAAGCTGTACATCGACCTCCGGGGCAATTCAGCAGGTTGAGGCAGTCAACTCGGCCTTCATTCCTCCTGGTGGGCCTTGGGGCTTTTCATCGAGTGTCTACGACTTCGACCTAGTGCGTGCCTATCAGATCGACATGGCCACCGGCAGCACCGACGACAGGCCTTGGGGCGGCGACTTCTGGCGCAACAAATGGGGCGGCCAGAATGGATCCGATGCCTCGGTGCGGATCCCGGGCAGCCCCAATCAAACCCAACAGTTTGCTTACGTGCCGGAGGCGCCAAACTCCTCATTCGTTGACCTCACCGAGGCCGGCGCCGACGACATCTTCAAAGACCAGCGGCAGGCCTCATTCGCCTCGACGGTGCCGTTCGCCAGCTCGACCTATTCGCCGCCCTACCGGGATAACATGACGACCATCTCCTGGACGGGTGGCGTCGAGCAGGTTGGATTCCTCCTTCCGTACAACCCAATCGAGAACCCATACCAGCCCGGTGGCGGCCCGTTTTTCCACAAGATCCCGAAGTCGGCCTGGCTGTGGAACTTGCTGGAATGGACCATCCGGTCATGGACCCGCGCGGTGCCGCTGTGCCAAGGCCAGGGCGTCTGCCCGATTTACGACGCATCGGCTCTATACACTGTCGGCGACCTGCTTGGGGGGACAGGCCTAGAGTCTGCCGGCAGCTTGCCATCCTATTATGTTTCGGAGGCTGGCCACGACATCCTAATCGCCAATGGTGTGACGGCTTACAAGGACCAGGACGCAGGCGGCAACGATTACTGGTATGTCCCGGCAATAAATCTGGCCACCTATGTGCGCGGACGAGGTTTCAATAGCTTCAACTTCGACGCCGAAAACGGACAACCAAATGAGGCTGTTCCTGTGCCTTCGACCAAATACATCCCGTTGAGATCGTATGGAGTCGGCGAAACAAACCAGTCCGGTGGGTACTACGACGTGACAGCCGGCGCCGACAAGTATCTGTCGATTCGATACGTCGACTTGCGTCTACCGAATGAGCTGAGTGCCTAGTTCTTGACCCGTCGATACCCCTGCCTCCACAGGATCTTCCCGAGCCATTGCCCATGGCGCTCGACTTCATCCTCAAGCCATTCGGGATGCATGTGGTGCAGCAGCTCATGCACCAGTACTTCGAGCCGATATTTTTCGCCTAGCCTTGGGTCGATCTCGATACGGCCATCTCCGACCCATGCAATACCATCGGCTCTGAATCGTTTGAGTTTCCGTTCCGTGATTTTGATTCTGGGCGTTGCCATAGTGCTTGAGTTTGATCGGAAATAATGCTTGCAATCATCCGTGAACATTGTTCCAGCGCGCAAGCGTGTCATGGCTATCGGGTGCTCTCATGGCAACCGGGCCAACCGTGACGCGCTGGCTGCTGCCCTGTTGTTCCGGGAGCAATACAAACCCGATGAAGTAATCCACCTGGGTGACGCCTATGACCTCGCCAGCCTCCGTGCAGGCTCTCTGGCCAATCCTGACGACTCGGATCATGCAGACGACTATCTCGACGACATCGAATGCGGTCGAGAATTTCTAAACGCCTTGAGGCCGACGGTGTTCATCCTAGGCAACCATGACCAGCGTGCGCTGAAATACCTGCACCACCACAACACCGTGGTGCGTGGTTTTGCCGAGGCCATCTGGGACAAGATGAAACAACCCATTGAGAAGCACGCCCGGGTGTTCATCAAACACCACGACGTGTTGCCCAGGAGCTGGTACACGCTCGGCGGCTACAAGTTCGGCCATGGCCTTTTGTACTCCGAGAACTTCCTGCGCGACACCGCGGAGACTTGGGGCAACACCGTGGTGGCCCATGCCCATCGCGCAGGGATGGCTACGGGACGCCGGAGCGACCATCCGGTGTGTCTGTCGCCGGGAACACTTGCGGACGCGCCTTGCATGGATTACGCGCTACGGCGAAGGGGTACGCTGGCTTGGTCCCATGGCATCGTGTTCGGCGAGTACACCGACGACAGCGCCCAGCTCTACGTCCACCAATGGTCCCAGGGAGAAAAGCTATGGAATCTGCCGAGCTTCTAAAACGCATCAGGGACGAGCTAGGGAAAAAGCTGCAGGTGCCCGATTGTGAGTGGAAAACCGCTCGGCAGTGGGGCATTGTGTGGGGACTTGGACCGGCGCAGACCAGCAAAATGATTTTGCAAGGCATGGAGTCCGGCTTGATGGAAATGCAACGATTCCGAGTTTCAACACCCACCCGCGGATCCTACCCAATACCACACTACCGGCAGACCAAATGAGCGACATTGTATCCAGCACCATCCAGGAACGCGGCAAAGTCTATGGCGAGCCACACCATAGCCACACCAACATCGGCCTATCCTGGACAGCCATCATCCAGCAGCACTACGGGATCACTCTGCCGCACGCACTGCCGACACACCTAGTGGAACTGATGATGGTAGCATTCAAGGTCCAACGCAGCGCCCGGGTGTTCCATGCCGACAACTACGTCGATCTCAGGGCTTACGCAGCGTTCGCGGAACACGCTCAAGAGCACCCCGGAGAGCCCTACGTTCCCGAAAAGTGACCCTTGTTTGACCCGCGTAAACATTGGGTTTTCTTCAAAATCTACAGAAAAAAGGTTTTCTCTGTAGACGTGAGGCATGATCTCGTTCATCTTGATCACGTCGAAAGCAACAACAGCAAACCAAAGCAAAA